AATTGATATTCTTGGACTTAGGGTTTCTACCCTATGAAATTGCCCTTTCGGAATGTAAAGTAAATCACCTTCGTCAAGAACAAAACTTTCTAACAAGGTTGTACTATCTGGTCTGTAAGGCATACCTTTGTTATGAAACTCTTTATATATAAACCATCTTATTTTTCCGCGAACATGGAATAAAAAATTATCTGTTGAGTCTGCATGTATTGGAAATACTTTTGCATCTTTTCTCTTACTACAATATATGTTTGCTTGTCCTCCACCATAATACTTCTCGAACTCTTGGCATTGTTTCCATAATCTTTCATTTAAGAACTCACTTAGTGTAAGTATAAAACTATGTCCTTCATTCCACAGTTTAAATATTTCTTCTCTAGTTTTAGGGTTTGGGTCTTTCTTCTTACACCATCGTCCTTTATCTGTTACAATCTGTAGTTGATTTGTTCTATCCCACGAACCTATATCTTTCTGATTTAAATAGTTGTCAAATTCTTTCCAACTAAAATAATCATGAAATCTATCCTTGGACTTGATTATAAAATGTCTCTTGCCTTCGTATTGTTCCTTAAATGTTTTTAACCCCACTGGGCCTAGCAGCTCTTCAAATTTCAAGACTATTTACCTCATCTACTAATTGCCACCAATAATCACTTATATCAGACCTCATATGAGTTGCTTTAGCAGCCATCAAATAACTACTATGCCAAGGTTGATAACTTAGTGCTGTTAGGTGTAAATGAAATATACGACCTAATTCATACATTGGTAGCTGGTTTTCTTTATTTGCTACTCCATCAGTTATAGTTCCATCAAAAGAGTTCCATCTAGAATCAATTCTAATTACTGCTTGATTTCTTAAGGGATGGCCTGGCTCTTCATATTTTTTTATTCTATCTAAAAACTTCCATTTAAAACCTGCGTTGTCTAAGTTATAAGAATATACTTCTTCCCAGTTAAAAAAGTGTTTCGCTTCGCTACAATCCATTAACATCATACTATCACAAAAAGAACCTGTACCAGAACACTTAGAATCCCATACCATACCGAAAGGTTTACCATATAAATTTATATTATAAAAATCTGATATATCTCTGAGATTAATCATGTCCATATCCATATAAATAGCTTTACCTTTAAAGTTCATAAGTTTTGGTATTACATATCTTAATCCTGTAAAAGGTGTACCCCAACCCATGCTAGATACTCCAGGAAACATACTAGGTCTTAAAAAGGTTATATTTAATTTTTCTTTTGTGTTTTTCTGTAAAGTATATGTTAATATTTTTTCTTGTATTCTATCACACTTTTGGTCACTAGCTCCTATGAATATAGGAATACCTGTTTTTAAAACTGTAGGTGTTTTGGGTCTTACTTCCCATATTCCATCTTGGTCTGCAACTAATAGTTCAAAATTGGACTTCTTAGTAGGAGCTTGATAAAGGTCTTCTACCTGTTCTCCCATTTTGCGTTCTTCTGCTCTTTCACCTGCTCTTTCTTCATGTGGTCTATGGTCATTTAGTACTTTCTTATTTTGAAGATAACTAAACTCTAAAAGAGGACTTTCTTCGTAATCCATATCCCACTCAGTTGGTTCATGATTCCACTCTTCAATATAATGTGTACCTTCCTTGCAATCTTTTTTACTCATTTATATACTACCTCAATGAACATGTTATTTTCTTGGGGGTATACACAGCTTACTCCTAGGTTTCCTACTAAGTGTGCATCTCCTTCTTTCATCTTTTCACTCCAGATTTGTTTTTTATTCCAGAAATCAGCAGTCCAAGAAGGAGTAGCAAATACTTTATCTAGTTCTCCATATAAAAAGTCTGCGGGTCTTTTTATAGCACCCAATGCAATGTTATCTCCTATAGATACATAAGCTGCTTTTCTTGTCATTACTTGATGAAATCCATTTTGAGTAAAACGAATAAGGGTTATTTTAAAGGGAGTTTTAAATTGAGGATTTTTGTGAGATAAATCTAATTCTTGTAAAATTTTCTCGCTATTGATTCTCCACTCAGGGTGGCTGTGGTTATAGAAGTTTTCTTTGTAAAATAATATTGAATCACAAAATGGTGCAGTCCAATCACTACTCCAAACATTTCTACTTGCTATTGATTTTATCGTTGATATTGTTAAGTTCATTTTCTAGTTTTATTATTCGTTCCTCAAGTTCTTCATTCCAATCTTCTAACTCCCAGAATCTGTCTTGTGCTGGTTGATTTTTATCAAACCAATTAGATGAAGAAGTTAAATCTTTTTTCCAAAATAACATTCTAATGAGCTTGAACATTTAGTCCCAATTTACTCTTGATTCATAGGGTACATATCCTTTCTCTAAAGGTGCAGTAAGTTGTCCTTCTACTAAGATTTGTAAAAACTCTTCTAATGGTGCATTGTATTTTGAGGGTAGGCTAAACTGTATTATTACTCTTTTATGATTACCAATATTTCTATCAGATAAATACTGTCTTCCGTCTAACTTTCCTGATAAACAATTCCAACACTTTTGTCCTGTATATTTAGAATCTCTGTATTTATAGTGTTTGCCCTCTGATACATAATTTGTTACTCCAGAACCTGAATTCCAAATAAATCTTACAAAGTTTATTGGTTTATTTTTTCCACTATGCCAAGGTGTCCACCCATGGTACTCTGGTTGTAGTTCCCATGTATCTAGTTCCCACGCTTGATTATTTGTTGTATCTCTTAACCACTTTAAAAAATGATACTTTAACGTAAGAGGCCTTCTTGCATTAAAAGATTTTATACCTGTGTCTACCTTAGAGTAATGTTGATACTCATTTGTATTAAAACATCTACCTGCATAATCTACACCATTAGACTCTTCTATTGTACCATCATCTGCGTCCATAACTTCTTTAAGTCTAGCCATAGTCACATTAGGTGGTGGTGTATATCTAAATGTAGTAGGGTGTTGTAATACTTGAGTAGCTAAGGTGTCTAAACATTCAAGTATTTCTCTGTTGTTTATTAAAAGTTTTTTCATTTTTCATCTTTTATCTCGCTTGGAGCTGTAACTGTTCGATAGTATATTACTACTTCTCCTAGTTGATTGATGTACCTTTTTAACTCTTGCATATCTTCTGACATGACTTTATAATCACCAATGGTCGTTCCTACAAAAAGTACTTCTCCATTGTTTTGTTCTTTCATTTCATCCAAAAACTGGTCTAGGTAGGTATAACCTTCAGGCCACTCTGGGTTTTCTGTATCTTCTTTTAGACAAGACTTTGGTCTTTTCATACTGCCATCGTCCTGTAATCTTTTAATACATGGGTTTGTTATTCTTGCATTTGATACTACCCACCACTGAGGAGCTGTAAGCTCTACTGGTCTTGGTAAATCGGGTTGCATGATGTCGATTTCAATTGGTTTTGATACTATCTCTACTTTCTTAGTAGGAAGTAAACTACAACTACTTATCGTCAGTGCTAGGCACAGTAAGCTCGTATAACTTTTCTGTATCATCTTCCATTCCCTCCATCACTTTTTCACTACCATTGTTGAACCTATTAGTCATAAGACCAGGCTTTTTTAATGCTAGCATATCTAAATTGTGTCTGCTAAATATTGCAAGATACTCTGCTTTTTCAGCTTCTATTTCTGAGTTTCTTCGGGACATGCTCATAAGAGACTTACCTTGTTTTTCATAAGACTCTCGCAGTGTGTCCATTGCCTCTTGCTGGGCTTGTACTGCATTTTCTAACTTGATATTGTTTTCTTTTAAGGTTTCATTCTGACTGTACAGAAAGTAGCATAGACCTCCTAGTACAACTAATCCACCTATTGTTAATTGGTTCATAATTCTTGAATCCTGTAATTAAGTCCATCAGCACCACTAATCTCTACTAGTTCTCCTTCTTCTGTGATGAATGATATAAACTTTGGTTGCTTTTTAATGAACTTCTTGACGATAAATTCTTGGTCGTCTGCGTCTCCCCAAGTAGCATTATAACTAACTTTGAGACTATAATAGGTAATGAATAAGTTTTTAAACCAAAACCACCATTCACCTATTTTATCTAGAAACTTAGACATTGCTCCAGTCTTTCCCCTCATATAGTAAAGCTTCTGCTTCTCTTCTTCGGATTAATCCTTCAAGTACTTTACCACCTGCTTTGTTCCACCTTTTGATTTGAGCAGGTACTCCAGCATGGTCGCCAGAGTTGATGACTTTCAACATGGTTGAAGCGCGAAGATTTCCATTACCTAGATTGAACACCCATGATACAATTGCATCGAATTGACATTGAGAAAGTGGAACGGTTACAGCTGTGTTCACGTAGTTTTCGTACTCCTCTATCTCATGTACTAACAGTTCATCTGCTTCTGATTTAGTAATTACATCTCCTTCTTTGACATCTTTGATATGTCCATATCCGATAGTCCATACTCCAGCCGCGCACTTGTATGCTTCTGTTTCCATACCCTCGAACTTTTTAATTAGGGATAATCCCTCTATTGAAATTTGCATATTTTCTCCTATAGGTTGGGGAGCCGAAGCTCCCCTAATACATTCTGACAGTTTAAGTAAGAACTGCAAGGCTCTCTACCATGATGCCACCAAAGGCTACCACTAATGTATAATTAGCGACCATGTTGCAGAACTCTCCGTTCTCACATATACTATCACGAACTTTTGATAATGTTTTCATCAATTAATCTCCAAGATTTTCCTCTTGGAATCTGGAGTTCGTAACAGTCTGATTGTCAGCAATCCGTCTTGTAGACTTACTTCTTCTACTTGTAGGTCGGCGTTTAGAATAAATCTTCGTTCAAAAGACTTTAAACTTAATCCTTGATGAATGAAATTTTCATCTTCTCCTAGTTTTGTTTCTTTTTTACCCTTTATGTGGAGTTCTTTGTTATCAAAGATTATCTCCAGTTCTTCTTTCTTCCACCCTGGCACTGCGACTTCTATACGATAGTCTCCTGCCTTTTCGATTAGGTTATATCTAGGATATGCTGCATCCGTATAAGACGGTAGTGTGGGCATATCCAATCCAAGCCAAAATTTGCTTAAATCTATACTCATAATTTTCTCCATAATTCCTTTTCAGTAAATAATTCACGCCTCCTTACGGTAGACGCACCAATATGCAAGTGAATTCTATCACTTACTCAATAATTATATCAAAAATTAACCTTGATGTCAAGAACTATTTTTCAGAGTCATCAAACTCTAGCAGACCCTTATCTTCTAAATAGTCTATCGTGGTTTGTATTCCAAACTGTTTTCCTAGTGTCCAAGCAATACCTACACACATAACTAAAAATATTCCGTAACTTATATCATTTTCTATCATAGATAATATTATAGCAACTTTTTCACCTTGTGTCAAGATAAATGTTTAACTAACTTAAAAATAGTTCTTGACATCAATTAAAATTTTTAGTATAATATTCTTATGAAGAAACCAATAAGAAGAAAGTATTTACCAATCGCTCCGAAAGAAAAACGAGAAGAGGTAGATAAATTAAAAAGTTGCTGGAAAGATTACAAAAAACATCAGCACTTAAGTGGAGACAAGAAGTTGACTTATAAAAACTTTCTAGAAATTAGAAAAGTACAAAGGACAAATGATGGTGAGATAAGTAAAGAACCCAAAAGTTATGGACAGTACGCTGGGCATGACCACAAACAAGCATGGGAATCTTTGTACTCGCATGTAGAAGATAACGAGTTCAACCAAGATTCTAATATACAATTTGACACAGAGACAAGATACAAAGTACCAGAGTGGGCACTTTTTTCTGCACTAAACTGGAGACCAAAAGGATGACAAAAAGAACATGGACTACATCAGAAAAAGAATACATCAGACGGCATTACAATGTAAAGTCAACGGAAGATATTGCACTTGCACTGGACAGGAGTCCAGCATCGGTCACCTCATTAGTATACTATCTAAGGAAACGTGGATGGACTTTCCACAGGAGGTCAGATGCCAAGAGTTGATGCTAAGAACATGAGTTTCGAGAAAGCACTGCGTATCTTTCGGAAGAAATGTGATAATGCTGGTATAAAAGAAGAGTGCAGAGAAAGAAAATATCATGTCAAACCCAATCAAAAACGCAACGAAACAAATAACTATAGAAAAAGAACAAAACAACTAGAGTTAAAGAAGAAATACCAATTAGAACTTAAAATACGCCACAAGGCAAGGAAATAGAATGAAATTTGCAGATGCAAAAGTAGAAGAATACGTAGCACCAACACCATCATACGACAACTGTATCGAAGTACATAATACTAGAATCGTTATCTTTAAATGCACACCACCATTAAATCAAATTACAGGTGAACCACTTTGGGAAGAAGAACCCTTTGCAAGACTTGCACTTGTTCCAACTCAGGGAGCAATTCAATATGGTAAACAACATATTGCCTACGATACTACAGTTCATTATGAGACACCTCTGATTTCCAATTCAAGACTGGTTTTACCAACTAAGAGATATAAATCACTTTGTGGATTCAAGCAGAAGTTAGATAAACAATTTCCAAAAGATGTAGTACCTCAATTGATAAAAAACATAGAATCAATCTTACCAAAAACAGAAAATATATCCTTCTAAAAAATATTTTATTATAATTTCAACCTACGACAATAAGCAATGCCATACTGCATAGAAAAATAATTCTTGCTTTATGGTGAAAGTCGTGATATAATAATATCATAAATTATGATAGTTAACCAACACAAACCACTAACTGCTCTCACTCGACTAATCCTTGAATTGAATCCGAGAATCACATTTCGCCAAGAAATGTGCTGAACGGATATTCTAATTAGTCAAACCTAAGAGAGCTGATTGTGTAAACTATATCATACAATGAAACCAAACATCCCAATTCTGGGATTTATAACCTACACTAAACACTAATTACTAAAACTTCATCTAAAGTTTACTAAACTTGTGCCAATTCAAAATTTTTTAAGACAATAAAAAAGGGACATTGAGTCCCCTTAATTTGACGTGATTCTCCCTTAGTCCCAGAAACTTCCTCTTGACTTCGGTACTTCACTCTGTAGCATTCTTAGTCTGCGTACTGATATCAAGTCTTTGTGTCCATCAGCAAACTCTAGTCTTGCTTTATACCCGCTGGGACTTTCGATAAGCTCTAATACTTCTGCATACATTCCATGCTTGTCTATTGTCTGAATGTTCTCTCCAGCTCTCACTAATTTACATACTCTCATTTGCTACTCCTTTTAATATTGCTTTTAATGCAGTCTTGGGTGCTTTCTCTAGTCCTGCTAGTTCCCATTCCTGTAGTTGTAATTTCTCTGTTAATTCTTGTACTAACTCTAACTTTGTAACTGGCTTCTCACCCGCTTTGGTTGTGTACTCGGTTTTCTTGTACACTCCTTCTCTTGATAGTTTTCCTATAATAGATTTCACACTCTTGTTAAGTTCTTCTGCTAATTCTTCCACAGTTTCTCTAGTCGGTTCTAATCTATACTCGTTTACTATATACTCTACTTGGTCTTGTGTGTAATTAATTGCCATTATTTCTGTTTCTCCATTGTTTTGCTGCTTCTCTCTTGAATGACCACTCTAGAAACCTACTAATTATCTTTTCTAGTATACGCATCTATGACCTCCTCAATTGACATTGGGTTTTGTACTATACTAAAACCTTTCTTGTTCATTTTATGTACTGCTCCATTGTTGTAATAAACAAAGTAGCCTTCTCCAAATCCTATATCTCCACCACCTTTACAGGAATAGTGTTGACATATCTTACTACCCCAGTCTTCTGCTTCTAGGTAAAGACGTCGCTTTTCTACTATATCGTTATATTGAGTCATTAGCAATCCTCCCAAAACTTATCTGCTATTTCATCTAGCACTTCGTTTGGATAGATAGTTTCTCCATCAACTTTATACTCTCCATAGTAATCAAAGTCTTCGTGTTCTGTATCAATACTAGGATATAGTTCGTTAAATGATGCCATGAGTTCATCTGCATCAGTCTCGTTGTAGTCTCCGTCCCAAGCAACCCACTCACTTTCAGCGTTATCACTTCCATAGTATTGCTTACCCATGAAGTTTCTGAACTCATCTTCATAAGTCATACTTGCACTCACTTCAGTATTGTACTTGTTAGCGTAGAACTCTATTACATTTAGTACTAATTCGTGTGGTTGTCTCCATGCACTGTAGCCAGCGATAAACTTATCTTGGCATTCCTCAATGTGACACCATTTAGCACCTACTTGGTCACAGTACCAGTCATAGGATTTTTCTAGATGACCATCTTTATCAAATGATTTATGTACTCTCTCCATGAAAGGTTGATTTTCTATTTCTGCATATTCTGTTGTTTGATATGGGTTGCCCTCATAATCTTTCACAGTTCTTTGCTCAGTTAGTACTGCTTCATTGAACTGTTCATCTTCAATTCCTTCTACTTGAATTGTAAAGTGTACATGATTTGCCATGTTAAATCTCCTTAATTTTTATTTTATTGTTATAATCTTCCCATAATTTGATACCTTTGTGAAGGTTTCTGTAATCCTTCTTAGGTTTCAAACTACTCCATTGTTCGTATGCTGGTGGGTACGGGCATTTTGCACATAAGTTTAGCATTGTATCTAGTCTATCTCCCCACTCAGAAATGTGCATGCCTTCTTCTCTTTTAGCGTATGACACATTACACTGATACATAGTTTCTCCTACAATAGTTCTACAATTATACTTTGTCCAGCACTGTTCCCAGTTACCTTTATGAGTATACTCTATACCTTCTTGTGGTATTCCGAACTTCTCAAATGATGATATTACGCTTAAATGTGTCTTTTTAAACTCTTTTACCATGCCATTTTCTTTCCATTTTGATAGAATAGGAGTGTGTACATCTACTATAGGATATATACTAATTAGAACTTTATCTAACTTAGAACATGCACTAATTACTTCTTCAGTCATATTTAAAGCATTTGTATTAACATGTACCTCTTTGGCGACCTTTGAATCTAGCAAAAAGTCAACGATTTCAGGAAACTTGGGGTGAGTTGTTGGCTCACCTCCGAGTATTTTAAGAGTTTCTAGTTGATATCCCCACTTTTTAATCAATTCTACCTGTTTTACAACCTCTTCGTAGGTCATAAACGTGTTTACATTTTTCCCTTCTTGGTCATCTCCAAATTTAAAGTCTAACACAGAACAATTCTTGCAACTTAAGTTACATGCTTGTATAATGTGTATATCAAACTCTCCTGTTAAAAGCATTAGATATCTCCCTCTGCTCTTACTTCTGAACGAATCACTTCAAAACCATTCGGATATCTCTTCTCTAGTTTATTGATGTTCTCGTCCATTACTTCGTCAGGTGTGAATCCTAATGCTATACATCCTTGAACCCAGTACCAAAGTACGTCACCTAACTCTCTTTTCATGTGAAAAACTTCGTCGTTTGTGAACTGTGTATCGTTCTGAAATACTTTCTTTTTCACAATCTCAGCAAATTCTCCACTCTCTGCCATCATTCCTATCAGTGCAGTCATCAATCTTGCCATGTCGATTTCGCACTCAACTACTTTCCCTTGAAACATAGTGTGGTCACCCATCAATCTGTCCAATCTATCACACATTTTGGTCGTATCTTTACTGGTTTCTGATGTGCACTGGTCTACGAACTTAGCGTAGTCATTAATCTTACTCATTACGCCACTCCTCCACTGATTTCGGATATAAACTTCTCTGCTTTCTGCAGTGCATCCCACTGCTTTTTCAGTATAAGTTCATCATCACGAAGTATTGTTCCATCTTCTAGGTAGATTGTCATGTGTTTACAGTTCCTTGCTGGACACTCCCAGTGTTCGTACTTAGGTTTTGTGTCAATCGGGTACTGTATGCTTTTGATTTTACTACCATTTGCTTCCATGCCTACTGCATAGTGTCTTCCGTTTCCATATATTTTATTTGCCAATGTCTTTTATCTCCTTCTTTGGTATCACTTGGTACGCACCTTTGTTGTAAGCAATTGATACTGTATACTGCTTACTGATGTCTTGTTTGTATGAGTTGTCCTCTGGAGTTTTGTACTCTCCAACAGGCATACTAGGTATATCACTCACATCTCTAAATCTTTTCTTCATCTGTACATCAAAATTTGGTTTCGCTTTCTTACTTTTGTATAGATGAGATACTTTTCTTTTACGACCATACTGGTCATATTGCATACTGCCTTT